CCAGCACCAGTACCAGTATTACCATATAAAGATAAAGTTTTATGGTCTGAATAATTTGTAGGACTACCACCAATTCCAAGATTGCCAGAAGTATCAAGAGTCATTTTAGCAGTAGTATTTCCTATGCCAAAATTTAAATTTCTGCTCGTACTATCACTAGCTACAACACCGCCATTGCCAACATAAAAAGTACCGCTTTCTGCAAAAACATCGCCTACAACATGAAGTTTTGCACTTGGACTTGCAGTTCCAATTCCAACACGATTATTGCTTGAATCTACTTTAAGCGTTGATGTATCAACAGTTAAATCACCAGATATAGTTGCACTTGTAAAAGAAGGCGTAGCCCCTACAGTTTCTATTAGGTCGGACAAGAGAGCTTTCTTCAGAGCATTGTCCGTAGCATCAAAGATAAGCATAGAATCAGCCCCAACAGCCGTTACCTGGGTTTGTCCAGATATTACTGAAGGATCTAAGTATTCGCCATGTATCTTTGTCTTTGCCATATTATCCTTCTAATGTTTTTATTCTTGATTTTAAATCTTCTATAATTGTTTGTTGTTCTTGCATACCTTTAACCAGATGCACTACTAATTTACTGTAATCCATTCCATAGTAATCTGATGAATTTTTAGTTATTGCATTCGGAACTATATCTTCACATTCTTGAGCTATTAAGCCTTCGTCTTCTTTCCCATCTACTTTCCAATTGTATGAAACTGGATTAAGAGCGTTGATAACTTCTAATCCTCTAGCTTCTCCAGTTACATCTTTTAGCCTTGCATCAGATGAAGTGTTGTAAGTTGTAGATGAACTATTAATTGCAATTGTTCCTACTACCGAAGTTTTTTGATGCACAAATCCCATTACTTCACCAGTAGATTGAGCAACAGTTGAAATAAATACACCTTGAGAGCCACTAAATACAAAACTTCCTAATGCACCACCACCATTTAATGCAGACGTATCACCAACTACAAATTTTCCTGCAGAAGTAATACGCATTCTTTCTGAACCAGCAGTTCCACTATGAAATATAAACGCATTATCAGTTTCTAAACCAATACTCATATTTTGACTATTAGTTGTAAAAGTTACCAGAGCTTGCTTAGAACTTTGTGTACTTTCTATTGTTAATTGTTTATGACCAGCACCTTTAATTTGTATACCTTCATAGTTAGTATCACTTTGTATATGTAATAATTTTGATGGACTAGTCGTTCCAATTCCTACTCGGTCATTACCTGCATCAACATGAAACATAGCAGCATTGTTATCACTTTTTATTGTAAAGTCTTTATCAATAGCATCAGCATTAAATGTAATACCTGCATCTAACATTCTTACATTTTCTGCATTATTGCTATCATTAAATACAGACGAAGATGAACTTCTTACGACAAAACCACCTTCTATATGCAACTTAGTGTTAGGACTAGTCGTACCAATTCCAACATTGCCTGAACTATCAATACGCATTCTTTCTGCATTACCACTGTTTGAAAATCTCATAGAATCATCACTGTGGTTATACCCTATTAATCCTTGCGACCTTGTTCCATCTGAAAACATTATCAAGGCTTGATTAGAAGCTGGAGTTCTAAGATCAATCGCGACTGAGTCGCTATGCTCTATAATTAACTTATCCGCACCATCGGCAGTATAAGATGAACCTGATGCACCACCTTTAATATGAAGTGTACCTTCAGGTGAAGTTTCTCCAATTCCAACTCTATTTGAAGTATCAACAACTAAACCAGTACCACTAGCACCTCTTATATTTAATGCGTTGTAAGAACTAGCAGAATTAGAATAACCAATAATGTCTGCTATGCTTGAAGAACTATTTATAACAACACCAGTATTATTACTACCATCAAATGATGCTACATTAGTGCTTGAACTATCTACATCTAAAAACCATGTGCTAGGTGTTTTTCCAATTCCAACCCTTTCACTACTATCAATAGTTATAGCTGTAGCATCTGCATTATCATCAATACCTGTTGACCTAAAGCTAGTAAGAGTTCCAACACTTGTAATATTAGGTTGAGCTGCTGTAGCTAGTGTTCCAGTTATGTTACCTGTAACTCCAAGAGTTCCTGCAATAGCTATATTAGTATCTAGGTTAGCTGATGTGATCTTTGTGTTTGCCATTATGCCTCCAATACCTGAATTCTAGATTTCAAATCTTCAATTATTGTTTGTTGTTCTTGTATAGCTTTCATAATTAACCCAGTAAATAACCCTTAAACCAAGTATGATTATCATTTGCTAAAATTGTTACACTTGTAGAGCCTGAATAATACGGATGATATCTTACTTCATCTCCTGCACTTAACTTAACTATGTGTGTTGTAGAAATAAAGTTATCACCATCATTGCCCATCATGTCTGTAAAATTTGCTCTAGCATTGTTAACAGCTAACCATGCTTGACTCCAAGTAACACCACTGGTACTAGTGTAAACAGAGCCTTGGATTAAATATGTTCCATCTACTGGTGCAGTGAATATACCTGTTGTAACATCAAAATCGCCACCTATATCGTATATTTCGCTGTTATATCTAACACCATCTCCATAAGAACCACTTGCATTGTAACCTGTTTGATTTCCATTTCTTCTTGCTAAAAAATTACATTGTGTAGGTTTTGTTACATTACCTGAAGAATGAATTCGCATTCTTTCTGTTGTAGAAGCTGCACCATCTGCTGTTGTACTAAATGTTAAGACACCCGGCATATCATTACTGCCCGGAGTACCGTCAACATATGCATTTATTTCTGCAGCAGCAGAAGCCATATCATTACCATCTGCACCCATCCATCTTATTCTTCCAAGGTGATCGTTATCTTGAACTATAGTATTTGAAGCATTAGATGTTCCTCTAGATTTTCCAAATATAAGATATGGAGGGTCTATAGAATTACTATTTCTAATTATTGCTTGAGAAGCAGATGTTGCTCCTGTACCTTCTATTTGTACTTTAGTAGTAAAACCAAGGTTTTTTACAGCCGTACTATTAATTAAAACGTTGCCTGAAGAATCAATACGCATTCTTTCTATTACTGTTGGGTCACCAGTTGTTGCTGCTGAATTAGAAAATATTGTATTACCTTCAACAAACTGCATTGCAACACCTGCTGTAGCATTAGAGCCATCTCTAACTCTAAAACTACCTGCTGAATTATAAAAAAGATTATCTAAAAAAGCTGTTTGCCCAGTGCTTGAGCCAGTATCATTGGCTAAAAGTGTTCCTCTAGCACCAATCTGTAATACATTATGTCCTGCAAACCTATTAGTTTGTGGAACTACGCCTATGCCAACTGCACCTGAAGAATCTACAACAACCCTGTCTTCAGGAGTACTACCTGTCCATATTTGAACAGATGCATCTCCACCTAAAATTAAATTACCACCTGAAACACCTTGTGCATCAGCTCTTATGTGATATAAACCATTAGCATCCATGTAATGTTGACCATA